TTAAGTATCCCCGCCAGTCTTTGGTTTAACGTCCGGGCGCTGGCGGGGCCACCCGGACGGCTTAGCCGAAGCTATGCGCGTTAAACGGCGTCTACCGACACCACTTTGGAATCAATCTCAACCATCGCTTCGGCGGACAGAATAGAGTCCACGCCATCGCCAGCGGTGGTGAAGGACATTACCAGAGCGGTGAAATACTCAACGCCGCCGTCTGGGTATTCGACCTTAGCACTCACCACTTCGTCTATTTGGGTGCCATCGGCATGGTCGCGCATAATATCTTGACCAGCATCGGCAGTGTCCAGCGCCATGGGGATAGTCAATGAGCCGTAGTTAACGGAGCCCTTGAGCTTGCGCGTTACGCGGTCTGCTAGCGGGTTATGCGTTACCAGGGCGTACTCTGCACCGTGAGAAGGAACGCTGGTCACTTCGCCAACGGTGGTGTAAGCCAGCGCCTCAAAGCCTGCCGCGTCAAACGTAACCGGCGCGCCCGATGCAACGCTAAATACCGTACCTGCTGCTGTGTAATAGGCCATTTTTAACCCCCTTAAACGGTAATGGCTGCGACAGTGACAGAAGTCACGCCGTCATAAGTGATTTGAACATTGCCATCGGCATCGCGGAAACCGTCTCGGGTCAGGCCACCGATAATAGCCTCCTCGCCAGCGGCGACCGTAACTGCAACGTCAGTTGGTGTCAGTCCGGGCCGGGCAGTGTATTGTGATGCGATAGTGACGGTGTGCGGGCTGGCGTCGCCGTTCTTCACGTAGAGAACGGTCTGTTGTGCCCATGGGAACTCGTCACCGCCAGCGCTAGCAGCGGAAAAGACAGGCGTTAATCCGTCAAAATCCGCCCGCTGTGGAGTCAGTGTAGCCATTGCGTTACCTCAATTTGGTTGGATATATCCGCCCACTATTATAGGTTAAAACAATGGCACTGTCGATTGTTATAGGTAATTACAATTTGACTAGGCGGTAGTGATTATTCCCGTGATGCGGATTCGCGCCGTACTGCGGTTAATCGTTTGGCCTGTCTGTTTGCCGCCAATGAGCGGGATAGCCTCACAGAACGCATCAAAAGACAACGTGGTGCCGTCCTCTAGCGTTAGCACGCATGGCTCTACTGTGCGTGTGGCCTGAGATTGCGCCATGCGCTGCTGCCCTGGGTCGGCATGGTTTCGGTATATCTGTAACGTAGCGGTGCCGTAGTCCGGCTGTGCGGGTAGGTATTCACGCGCTGGGGCAGATAGCGACTGATGGCGGATCACGGTGGGCGAGCCGTTGAAAAACTGGTATTGGTAGACGCCGCCCACTGTTTCGCCGCCAAACGTTAGCGTGGCGCTTTGGCCGTCGATTATTTCGCTCATTAGTCCACCCATCCCGCTAAATGTAGCGACACAGTGGCGCTAGTTATCTCGCCAACCTCATTGCCAACAACAACGCTATACTGCCCCTGTATCGTTTCTCCATCTTTTTTGCACAGCAGGATATTCCCATCTTCATCGCGCTTGATATATAGCGCGCTACCGTTATCTTCGATAAAAATAGCCATATCAATTCCCCTCCGTATAACACCTAACATCCATCACCCACACCGGGCGACCGTTTTCAAGATACATTGGCCCCGCAGGCTCTGAAAGCACCTCAAAACGTAGCACACTACCTTGCCCACCGCCTTCGCGGATACGCCGCGCAATCGCTGCCATCGTGTCGTGACCGGATACCGCGCCCGTGGGTCGCTGCACCAGGGTTAGCAGTACGTCAATGCGCTGCAATAGCGGGTCGCTGTTGCCGCTACCGGGAAAGCGCATCATGACAAACGGGCCTTCGCTTGATTCGTCTGCATCTGTCCACCGGAAATACTTCACCGCATAACCCGGTATCAGGTCGTCAATATAGGCGCGCAGGTCGGTTAATATCGTGCGTGTCGTCACTCGCTATACTCCTCGCGCAGAATTTGTGGCAGAAGCGGGATGGTGGCCTCGATGCCTTTTTCTAGGAACTTAGGTTCGCCACCCGGTGCCCAGTACGTGCCTCGGTTCTTCGGCCTGGGTTTCCCAGCTAGTTTGCCCGATGCTTCATGCACAGCAACGGCATAGCGCGCGCCGTAGCCCGTTTCACCTTTCCACCCGCTAGGCGTTTGCTCGATGCGCCTAAACTGGCTGTTAATCAGAAACGACGTATCCCGTGGTGTTAACGCGGCTGACTGAGTGCTGACTGAAAACAGGATCTTAGTCACCGCCCGCTCACTATCACGCACACCAATACCGCGCAACGCCTCCTTGAACCGCTGGTTAATGTCGTCAAACGTACTCACGTCATCACCTCAAAATCAGGCAATCCGCCCGGTTCCAGCTCGTCAATCGGCCAAAAGCGGATGGCGCGGATACGCTCGGCAGTAGCGGGCGCGGCGGTTAGGTCGGTGTGGTCGCCCAACTGAATGTACCACTCGCGCTCTGGCACTAGTGGCGAATCTAGCGCGGCTTCAAAGCGAAACGTCTGACGCGGCGTAAACTCGGTGTTGGTGTCATCACGCGCCACATCGCCGCCGCCTTCATAGCCAACGCGGGGAATAATGTAAGGCGCACCGCCAACGGGCTGCCCCCATTCATCGGTGCCACCGCTGGGCCAGACCGTTGCAGGGCCATGCTCATACGACCAGCTCGCTATGTTCGACATAAAAAAAGCCCCATAAAAGATATGGGGCTTAGTATAGCATGGTGTGGCGAGGTGTGTTATGGGCTAGGCGGCTAACTCAACCTCATTAACCCGCTTGTAATACACCTTGCCCTTGCACAGCAAATAAACGGTCTCGATAATCAGCGCTAACCCGATCATCATACCTAGCTCCGGAATACCGCTCGCCACGCTGACGATGGTGCAAAACAGGTAGGCGAATCCGGCGGCATGGCTGCCCAGGTAGAAACGATGCACGCCAAGACTGCCGATGAAGAAACAGAGCAAAACGGCAGCGGTTTTTGATTTGTGCGTTACGATGTTGTGGGTCATTGTGTTTTCTCCTTGCTATGAATGCGAATATCAGCAAATGGCTCTCCATTATTGGTGATGTTGATATCGTAGGTTCCTTCGTCGTCATCAATCCAAGTGAGATAGCCTGGGAACACACAATGATCGCCCCACCCAATCTGGTCATGTAGCTCCTGAAGATATCGGCCATGAACCAAGCCTTCGGCTAACTCCGCCATGCAGAGTTTAATTCGGTCTTTGGGTACGTTTTTGAAAACGTCCATTAAGGTTTCGATGCGGTATTCTTTGCTCATTGTGTTTTCTCAGGCAATGGTAGTTCGCCGTTGGCTATGGCGTCGTGGATAATTTCTAACCCTGTTTTTCCGTTTAATGACCCCTTTATCGCTTTTCGGGCTGCCTCAACCCACTGCTCGCGAGGTGAGGGTAGTTGTCTAATACCACCGGCAACAGCCCACTTGTAACCGTGATCCGTTGTTGCTGGGTCGCGATAAACAACACCTCCGTCGTCATGCGCGACCACTTCAACAGCCAGCCAGTCGTTGTCGTTTTTCCGTACCAAAATCTTTTCGCCCACAGGCGGCAACCCATCATGCGGCCCACTCCACTCCTTCGGCTCCTCACTGGCGGGCTGGGGGAGGATTGGTCGGTAGGCGATGATGTCGCCACTTAGGTTTTCATGCGTCCATCTGAGATGGCCTGCCAGCTCGGTATGAAAAATATCGCTATTTGGCGTGAACCGCATGATATGCTCACACTTTTGATGCTTGGGCAAAGGACACTCGCCACCAGTCCACTCAATCCACCCATCGGCGTCGGCTTGGATGTAATCCCACCCTTTACCAAGGTTTGGATTGCGGCACGGAAGTCGCATTCCACCCGAATACCGCTCTTCAACCACCCGATGTTCTTTAGTTAGCCTATTCACTGCATAAATCATGGTTGATTCTCCTCATTCCAAATAACACGAAACAGCGTCTGTTCCGCGAATGTGGATCCGACATCGCCTGTGCTGATGTCAATAAGCCGTATTTTGTCGATACCCGTGCGCTCGCTTAATGCAGGCCATGTACTGCGCTGTTTGAGCGCAATCAGCAATGCGCGGGCGCGTGATTCGTCGTGGTGGTGTTGGGCGTGGGTCATTCCTTAAAACCCCGCGTAGCAATAGCAATAGGGTTGTCTTTTGGGTAGATAACACCCTGCGGGTCAACATAAGATCCATCTTCCTGAATGCCGCCATTGCCTAAGAGCTGGTTGTATTCGTCACACTCGCTCCAGCCGCAAGGGCAGCCCCAAGGCCCGTAAATAATACCAACACCTACATCAGCTTCATCTCGATAGCATTCGTGGCCGCAGTTTTCGCAATTCATGTTCATATCTCCTGTCGTGTTTGCACCCCCAAACAATAGCCCACCCCGCAGCCTCGCAGCTAATGGTATTTTTCTATCGACTCACGCCACTCTATAGCCACCACCTATAAACGGCAACGCCCCGGTAGGTGCCGGGGCGTCTGGTACACGGGTGTCGCTTCACAGCGCCGTGCCTGTTGTAGATAGATCACCCCCTTATGTCGGCGTGGCCGTATCTGATTTTAGTGTAGCACAAAAAAAGCCCGCTATATGAGCGGGCAATCGGTCTAAGGTGTTTGGTGCCACAATGACGGAATCGAACCTCATAGCGTTAGCGCCGGATTTACAGTCCGGTGAGCGTCCCAGCGCTCGGTATTGTGGCGAAACTGGGGCAGTCTTTCCTGCCAGTCATATGCTATAACGTACATAAAGCGGGCGGTCTTTTCGGCGCATTGCCACTCCATTACTAGATTGCTGCTGTTGGCTCTAGTTGCCTCATTGGTATTCACCACACCGCCAATACTATCCCACACCGGGCAGCGGGTCAATTATCCACCGGCATAAATAGCACCCAAAAAAAAGACCGCCAGAAGGGCGGTCAATAGGAGGAGCAACACACAACAAGGAGTGGGTAGAGTATGGCAGCGTTAGGCCGTGGTGTCTAGCACCTCGTTCCCTTAACCACCATAAAACCAGTGCTCCCGCCGGGTTTAGCAGGCACTAACGCAGTCGCACAGCCGTACCTATCAACGACGTCTAGCGACCCTAGCAACTGGTCGTATAGGTCGCCCAGTGCGCTGTATTCGAACGACTGCGATGCCCCAGACGGCGCGGCCTGTGACTTCACACGACGACCCCCACCCGAAATGGCAAGTAGACCCACTAAGTAGTAATAAATGAGCGCTTGGTCGGTGGTGTCTACGCCGTTAGCATCCAGGCACGCCTGAATGCCCTGAGATTTTGCGACCACCAGCGACAGTAGTGGGGCGGGCATTGTGATGCCCAGCTCGCGTAGGTAGGCGGCGGCTTCATCAGTCGTTATCATCAGACGCTGCCTCAGTGTCTAAGCTAGGCTGTTCCGGCTCTTGTTCCTGCCTAGGCTCGCGTTTCTTGCGCGGGCGCTTGGGGGTGGCGACTTCCAGAGTCTTGCCCTTGTTGCTAGAGACAACGCGGTATTTGTTCGCCCATCCGGTAAAATCGTCCGGCACTTCAACCTGCGTACCAATGGGTAGCATTTCGCCTGTGCTGCGATAGACGCCACGACGGGTAATTTCGATTAGCATATTATTTGGCCTCGCTTAACTGTTGCTGCAATAAGTAACCTTCCATCTCCCACACTTTGCTGCGTGCGTTTTCACGAGAAATGCGCTGTCCGATCTCTTCGTCAAAGTTCGCCTTACTGACGGTTGCCGCCTCGCCTCGCACGGTGAAACCGTTGCGCAGGGTTAGCTCGCACACCATTACTTTGCCGCTAGGTAATGTGGTGAACGTTTCGCCCACAATAACCGCATCAATGGAATCAGGCGTAAGGCGAGGGGCGTTTAATCCCTTGTCTTGAATCGCCTGCTCAATAGCTTGATCTTTCATAATTGACTCCTAAGATGTTTCCCTGATTTTAGCACAAAAAAGCCCGCGCTGTGGCGGGCTGCGGCTGGTCATTTGCTAGGCGAGAAAAGAGCGAAAACATCACGCTTCTGGCGTTTTATCATTTGACCTATTCCAGACAACTTAACCTCGGTGTCAGTATGCTGCCTGCGCTGCTCGTCCGATAGCTCTGCAACCCTAGTATGCGTGAGTATTTTACTTCCCTTTTGCAATCCTTTTGCCACCTGGGCCATCGCCTGCTCGGCAGCATAACGCGCCTGTTCGCTGGGCGGGACAATCCTATAACCTTGGCCCCTAACGTTTTGCAGTGCAACTTGCCGCTCTACTAGCAAATAATCCCTCAGAGCGTCCACGCGGCTCATGGCCTGCCACTGCTTTTCCTGTACTTCATCCAAATGGCGCGGTTTTTCTAATTGCAGGGCATATGCTAGCCAGTCATGGGATAGCAAATCTCCATCTCGGTGATTAGTCCTGTCGTACTCATTGATTGCGTGCTCCAGCCATGCGTCCATTACTTCACCTCCTCAACGTCGAATCGGCCAAATTTTGGGCGGTAGTCACCAATGCCGCAGTACATTCCTGCTTCTTCCAGCATTTGCTTAACCTCAGAGCGGTTAATAAGTGCCGGGTCATACATTATAGTGAACTGGCAGGCCCACTGCTTGAAGATAGGACGATAGCGCATTAAGCGGCTGGTGGTGACTTTTACCGAACGGGCGTCATACATGCCAGCGGCCCACATTCCCTCAAGGTCACGCGGGCCTTTGTATTCAACCGCAGCCTCAGGCTCTACCACTTCGATAGCCCGCTTGAAAACCTTGCCCAGGCGACGCAGCTTGGCCGACTCATATAAAGCGCCTTCGATAACCTTGTCCGGTATGCAAGGCCCTAGATCATCTGTTCGATACATGCCGCCCGCCCATTCGCTTTTGGCGATAGCTTCATGATCTTCGTCTGTTTTTTTACGCTTACCTGTCAGCTCCTTATGCGCTTTTGTGGCAGGGTGAAGCGGATCAGCGAACTTGTCGCTGTGCATGAGTAGCGGGCGGTTGCCTGTAATTCGTACTTTGATAATTTCCATGATATGCCTTCTCTGAGTTGGTGTTGGTGCTTGCACCGGAGGGCACCCGAACCGGATGCCAACCGCTGTAAACAGCCCTTGCGTTGCCTTTCCTCGCCAGAGCAGGCCTCGCCACGCCCGGCCTCACCCTTCCACTTGGTGGCTACCCACCGCCTAACACCTGAAACAGATGCTAGACGCTTTGCAGCCCTTGCCTTGCCAAGCCCGGCTATGCCACTCCATGTCCAGCCATGCCGCGCCACGCCAAACCTCGCCTTGTGGCAGCTATCGCCACCCGGATCAACACTGTTACCAATGTATCACCGGCTGATTACAGCCCTTGCGTTGCCCGTCCGAGCCCGGCCTAGCCAAGTCACGCCTTGCCCCGCCATGCGGGCACAAAAAAGCTGCTCATTTAACCGGGTCAGAGAAGGGCTTGGGCACCCACCGGATAAAATAAGCAGCTCATTTATTCCCAATTTCTTAGCGGCTCTGACCCCGCGTTATGTGTTCAATTTAGCGCGTCTATGTTCGCGCGTCAATACCTACGCAATAAAAAACCCCAGCCTAAGCCGGGGTTTCTGTTTAGCGCCTAGCGGTTAGGAGCCAACACCATAGAAAACTGCGGATCGGCCATTTGCGTCTGCAATAATTTCAAAACCCATCGCCCCGGCGATAAGCATATTGTAGTCTGCCATGGGGTAGTCGCGCGGCATCATCTGCGTGCCAACGGGCATACCCACAACCGGGCGAATGTAGCGGCGGTTAGGAACAAACGCCGTCCACTCGTTACCAGAAAGCGCATAATCAACCTTGATTTCATTGATTCGGCGGTTAGTGGCAAGCCGCTGGAAGCGTGTACCAGACAGGTACTCATCCTGGTTGTAAGGCAGGTCTAGGTTGCGCGCAATTTCGGGCGAAACATAGAGGTTCATCGGCTCGGTAACGAGGTTATCGTCAGCCGCGCCGCCCAGCGTGGTCGCCAGGAAGCTTTCCCATTCTGCGGTAGTTGCGGTGGTTAGGTCGATGCCCGTCATATCGACAGATTGAGTATACGGCGAGTTACGAATGCCGTAGCCCTGGTAGCCATCAAACTGGATAGTAGGATCACCGTCCAGTAAGTAGTTAGCCATATCAGTGCGCATATCGTACGTGGCCTTTTCTACATCTTCGGCCCATGCGTCAAAGTCGTCGTTTTGCAGGACGTTCCACTCGCGGAAGCTGCGCCCGACGCCATTAGTGAAGATAGGAACCGGCACGCCACGGAAGTCGTAGTTGCCTTTATCCATTGGCTGTGGCTTCTGGCCACTGATAGAGCGCTGAGTCGTGTTCGCGCCATCAGAGTTGAAACGGTAGCCGTGAACGACCTTGCCGATATTCACAGTAGTAGCCAGTGGCATCAGGTCGCCCATGATGACTTGACCAGCGTTGTCGCGCATTACGCGAGCGGTCACGCTGTCTAGCTGTAACCATGGCTGCGGCTTGGTGATGGCATTGCCAACAAGCTCTTGCTCACGCTGGGCAAAGTAGCGGCGGTTGAGTGAAAGCTCCTGCCACTTTTGCGCGTGCAGCTTGCTGTTAGTGATTAACTGCTTGTCAAAATGTAGCATTACGCAATCGCTCCTGTAGCTTTGCGAACACGCAGTAAGTCTGCCTCTGCGAGTGTCACGGATTCTTCTGAATAGAACAGCACTTCTTGCCCAGTGGTGGCTGCGGCTAGCGTACCATCGCCAGCGGATGCTAGTTCAGTAAACCCCTGCACGTAAGTCCCAGCGGCTACGCGGACATTGAAGAACTGTTCATCAAGTGGGCGGGCGGCAACCACGGTATCACCAGCTGGGATAACATCGTCCGCGCCTTCCAGCTTCATGTAGTTCTCTTGGGCCACCAAGTAAGTTCCGCGCGCACCAGCGGTGCCATGTGGCTCAAATTCATCACTGGCGTTAACCGTAACGATAGAGCCGGGGGTGATGTCCACAGCCGACGGGCGCTCCATTACCTGCGGCAACAGCTCGGAGACCGGGCCTGCGTAGATTTTGCTATAACGAGCCATTAGATTGCCTCCGGTGCTTCAAATTCAAGTTTATCCGCATTGGTGCTCAACCGCCCACCATTCAGCGGATGATCCGCGCCCTTCGGTGCCTTGCAGTTGCGGGCCATGATGCGCAGCGCGTTAACGTCGAGCGCTTTGGCTTCGTCTTCGGTTGCTAGCTTAGCTTCTACCACGGTTTCAACCAGCGTGGTTTTTTCGGCTTCGGCAGCGGCTTCGGCTTCGGCGTTAATCGCGTCGAGCTTTTCTTGCAGGGGTTTGACTGCGTCAGACACGGCAGACGCGATAGCTTGCGCCTGATTCGCTTGCAGTGTTTCGGCCTGCTTATCGAGCATGGCCTGTAGCTCTTCAGTCGTCATTTGCGGTTCCTCGGTAGACGTTTGAGAGTTGGTTTGCAGGCCAGCGGCCTCTTCGGGTTTATCGCCGTTCAGCACGGCGCGTACTGCGTTTTTGATGCGTTCGACTAAGCCGCCGTTGCGCTGCCGCTTCTCGGCCCGGTCATATTCGTTGACCATCTCCCACGCCATCATGGTGAATAGGTCATCGTCCATCTCTAGCTCTGAGTTAACGACCTCGACTTGCTCGCCCGCGCTGTTGACCATCATGCCAACACCGTCAGCGGTGCCAATGGCGGGCGTTTCAGAAATCAAAATCGCATCGTGGTCGAATGCAAAGCTATTGCCTACCCACTCATAATCAGCGCCTTCGGGGGCTGGTTCGCGCTGCATTAGCAAGCCAGTGCTGGTGCTGATTGGCTTGCCTTCGTTAATCGCTGCCAGCAGCTTGCGCCCGTTCTCGCTGTTCTGGGCAAACTCAACGTCGATAACCTTATCGGCAAATACGCGGTCGCCCTCGATGCGCGGATTAGTGTTCCACGCGCCCGCCCAGAAACCATTGATAGCCTCTGGCGTGCGTGCGCTAACAAACTGGTTATTCACCACCGGATGCCCTAGCGGCGCGGGCAAGCCTTCCAACTGCTGGTAGCTCGCCTCTAGCTCAGCGCGTGGGTAGAAAATATTGTTTAACACCGTGTCGAACTTCGCCACAGCGCTAGGCACCACGATAACGTCACGGCCATTGCGCTTTTCGCGCTTGATAGCAGCGTTGTTGACGCGGTGCTTAATGTTGACGCGGATTTGGCTCATAAATTTAGCCTATCGAAACAATGCTCGCAGTATAGCACAAGGCTATCTGCGCGTGCAAAGTGGTGCAAGCGGCAATGATGAATCCAAAGGGTATGGGCAGGATAACGGCTGGATAGTAAAAACCTTACTAAGCAGCTAATCGAAAATATAATCATTCTCACTCTATAAGACATTGATTTATATATATTTTTTTATATATATCTCTTTAAGAGTCTCTTAAAGGGCTTATTTTACGCGCAGGATAGCAGAATAGCAGCTTAGTAGGGTTGGGTTGTCAATTTATCGAAAATTCGATTTCTAATTGACCCGTCTACTATTCTGCTATCCTGCTAAGAAGTTGTTTTGTATGGGTTTTTTTGACTATTCAGCGTGCTATTTAGCGTTACTCTGCGTTGCTAACATGCTGTTTCTGGTGGGATTTATCTAGTCTAGCCTCGGCTGCGCCTAGATGCAACAAAAAACCCGCCGGGGTGGCGGGTTAGGTGCACGAATGGCGTACCGCTAATCGCTTGCCAGCCATTGGGCATGGTGCATTGCATCCTGTATCTGCTCGGCCAGCGTGCTATCAACGCACTCTGGCAACTCAATATCACTACCGTCCGGCCCATACATGTTGAGCGATGCCGCGCCGCACTCAACATTAACTTCAATCACGTACCCGTCTGGCAGGCTCTCTGCCGCTTCTTCAATCGCTTGATCTACGCTAAGTTCACTCATCCCAAGCACTCCATCACGTAGAATTTATCCCAAACATACCGCCCATTAGCAGTACGCTCCAAGTCCTTCATCAGCTCGTTACGCGCCTCTTGTAGCTCGCTGATAATCTGCGCTTGGCCCACCTCCGCATCAGCCTCGCGTGTCTCCATGCTACCGTCATCATAGCGCAGCACTAGCCGGGCAATGACGCGCCACCGCAACGGCGCGTGCGTGGCATACTGCGCAATGTCATGGTATTTATACGCCGGAACATGCGCCGGAAACGACCACTCACCCTCAAACTCCCCGCCGATATGTCTTCCGGTGGCGCGTAGACCCACACACCAGCGGCGGGCGTTCGTCTGGTAGTGCTGATACTGCTTCTGGCTTACCAGCCGCTTACGGCGCTTAATTTCGCGCGCCTGGGCGCGTTTTTGGGCGCGGTTCATTTCCTGGCCCCCAATAAAACAACAGCGACTGCCAGCCAGATATTTACCACAACGTAAGCTGCTGCTTCCCCAACGCTTTCATTAGGTAGAATTAACCCTGCAAAAAACCACAGAAAAGCAAGGAACATCGAAAAACAAATTACCACATCAATTCTCCTCTGATTCACCCGGCGCATAAACAATCGCCGCCTGTATCGCGAGCGCCATATCACCAAACGGCATGTACATTTCGCTGGCTGCGTCGACCATTTCGGTAGTTGGCTCGACGGGTACGCATTGCCACCCCTCCGGGCAGCGCGCCTGCCATGCTTGCCAAGCGCTGTATGTTGAATCATCGATATAATCGCCGCGTGAATTTTTCATAGTTAAAAGCCAGCATCCATCCTTGTCCTTATTCTTTCTCGCCCACGCCTCAAATCTCTTACGCTCTGTCATAACTCCATATCCTTCAGTTCTCGTTGCAGTCGGCGCTCTTCCAGACGGCGATCAATATCCAACCGCCGTGAATACCGACTGCTGGCGTATAGGTCGTTGCGGATGCGGCTTTGGTGTTTGGTTTCGCTGGATCCGCCTTGGATTTTGCCGGTGAATTGGGGGATGGTTTGGGTGGTCATTGTGGTGGCTCCGTAGGTAGCCAATAAGTAGGGTTTGCAGCGACCTCAAATTCACTGCCTTTAACAAACCACCAGTCTGGTAAGTTGCCACCCCCATCTTCCCACGTGTCCTCAAAAGCACCGCCCCAGCAGACGACTTGAAAACCTTCCTCGCAGGAGCTAAGGCCTTCGGCATGCGCGTGGTAAAGACAAAGCGTTTTTGATTCTGGATTTTCGCAAGCACAGCCATCATGGCTGCATTTATCTTCACACCAAACCACAATGTCTCTATTTTTTGGTGCTGTACTTATTGGCTGCCATTTATTCATCACGCTTTCCTCCATGCCCGCGCTAGGCGGGCGGGTTGGTTATCTTCTCTGCTGAATTGCTTCTTCAATAGTAGGGTGGCGCTGATAAAGCCTGCCCTCTCTCCTATCTCTTTGATGCATTAGTATCTCAATATGAGTAGGCGAACAGGCGCTTAACTCGACTCTTATACACATATCGTGCGCGCCAATTACTAGGGCCGTAAGCCCATCGCTGTCATAAGTGGCAATACCATGCCCTGGAATGCGAAAACGAACCCAGCGGCCATATCCCCATTCTGCTTTTCTGAATGTACTAGCGAAGTCGTAAGGCCCGCGCCGCATTGTTTTGCATATTAGCACCACAGCGTTGGCTTCAAATTCAGATAGCTCTCTTTTTAAATAAGCTTCGACCCATTCGACGCGGCCATCTTTTTTATCATCAGACATATCAATCCCTCTCCAGTGGTACCCAAACAATAAACCCCAGCGGCTGCCGGGGCTAATGGTATTTTTTAATCGTGTAGCGGTTGGTGATAGGGGTTATCTATCAGGATTGAAGGCGGCGCGTTGTTTTTGACTATCTGCATTTTCAGTGAGATAATGCAAGTGCACACGAATAGGAGATGAACATGAAAATTTGCACAAAATGCGGAGCAGAAAAAGACTTTGACCAATTTTACAAGCAGGCGAAAGGTAAGGGTTATAGGGGTGCGTGCAAGTCATGCCTAGATGAAGCAAGGAGGAAGAGGTACAAAAAATCATACAAAGGTGGCATGGGGCACAACCAAGGCCGTGTTGAGCTTCCTAGCGCCGATTTGTTAAACGAGCTTTTTATGATCGACGGCCCCAACCTTGTCAGAAAAGTTGCGCGAGGAAGGTGTACAGCAGGCGAAGTTGTTGGAAAAGTTAGAAAAGACGGATACTCAAGAGTTTGGGTTGAAGGCGCTCATGCGCTTGTGCACCGCGTGGTTTGGAAAATGCGCACCGGCCAAGAGCCGCCTAAATATTTAGATCACATCAACGGTGATAGGTCTGATAATCGGTTTGAAAACCTCAGAGAAGCAGACCATTTTATGAATATGTGGAACAGGTCTGAACACAAGCTAAACACCAGCGGATTTACAGGAATAAGATGGCACGATTATGAATCAAATAGATCACGTCCATCATGGGTGGTGAAGCTAGGCTTCGAGGGAAAAGTTATACACGTTGGCTACTTTTCAGACATTAAAGATGCGCTGCGTGCTTTTGAAAAAGCCGTAATTGAAAATCACGGCGATTTTGGTAAAAGAAAAATAGAGCACAACAGAAAAATGGCAAAAGCAATGGGGATTGATTTTTAGCCATCTTTTATGAATGCCGCTCGTTGTTTTTCAAGTCTTTCCTCTAACGGCCCAAGGATGGGCCTTCCGTTATCATCGACCAGCACGCTAACCTGCGAGCAACGGCAGTTAATGCTTTCACCCCCCTGGCTATAAAACTCTGCCACCTCTTGGGCTGTCAGCACCTGCGAGTGCTTACGTGCATGGCTCGCTCGGGTAGTCGGACTCAATGCGCTCAGCCAAAGTAGCTGCGTGTTAATCCCCAGCCGCTCCCGTGCGTCCTGGGTCTCATCCCTGGTGGCCCGCCTCAACGCGCTACCTATCTCAGTCCTGGCAATGGTCTCTGCCCTACGCTCCGCAATGCCGAAACGCTTGCGAATATCCTTCGCCACCGTACGCGGATTCAGCCCATCCTCAACGCCCTGGCTAAGAACGCGCCCCAATTCCGTGGCCGTATCGCCATTGAATGAGTCCATTTGCTCAAACACCCGCGACCTAATCAACGCCACCCGCCGCTGCCACGGCTCAGACGCCAGCACCTGGGTTATCTCCCGCGTATAGTCATCCGTCAGCGCTGCAAGCTGTGCTACGGCGGTTCCCGTGCCTGCCTCATACGCTAGCACCGTTTGCGCGGCCATGTAATCTGGCGGCACTTCAATACCCAGGCGGCGCCGTATCTCTTCGACGATCAAGCGCAGCTCTTCAGCGCTAATCAGGTATTCGTAGCGCGTTTCGTTGGCCACGTAGCCCGGCACCTGGGAATTAATCGTTACCTTACGCTTAGGTATCTCCTCAAACCGCTTTAGCACCCATCGGCGCACGTCCCGCAAGCCGCGCTTTAGGCGGCTGACGGTTTGCTGTTGGAGTCGTGCGTGCCCGATTGGATTCTCAGTGTTGCGGGGTAGGGTGGGGTATTTAGGCATTGTGTCCCCGCATATCCAACCACTTCATCTGCAAATACCACTGAAACGCAGCCACCTCTTGGTATTTTGCGGTTTCGTACCAGTGTTGGTGTGTTTCGGTCATTGATATGCGCTCCCTGGTTGTCCAGGCTCATTGCTGTTAGTGCATTCATAAAGATGATTCGTAGACCTTGGACACCGTTTATTTCCACATTCTGGGCATAAGTTAATTCGAATATTTAGAAACGGATCGCCAGCAATGGCGCGATTAATCTCATCACATGCCATACACCAGCATTCTTTTAAATCACTCATCGCCGCCCTCCTCACTATCATCATCCGCAGGCAACTCAGGCTCTACTAACGCCTCCCAACCCATGATAGCCCGCAATTCGTCACCTGTCGCGATAATCTCCCCGGTGCCTGCCATATTCCGCACGGCTTCGGTCGCGGTTTTGAGCATCGCCAGTTTGTCAGCAAGCGAGGCGTCATTAAGCTCAGACCACATTACCTCATACTCATCACCCGGCACGGGCGGGATGATGCGGTATTCCATCAAGCGGTCAATCAGTCGGCGGATGTCCGTTTGCAGGTCGCCCGCCCGGCGCGCTTGGCAGCGGTTGTTGAAGTCGTTTTGGTCTTCAGTCGATGCCCGCTCGCCTTGCTGGTTGCCAATCAGAACCTTGGTCGGAATTTCCAACGATGCCGCGATGCACTGCACCTGCACCTCGAAATGCTCTTTCGGCTGCGGAACGTTGGCGACCAGCGGGTTAATCTTCCCGCCCGTGGTAAACGCTGCTGCGTCAATGCCCGAGTTAAGGTCGGCCATCATCTCGTTCAGGCGCTCGTTCAGCTCGTCCATACCGACGCCATACGACCGGGCAAGCTCTGGCAAGCTCTGCGAGTCGCTGTACTCAACACTTAGCTGCCGTGAAGCATTCTTCAAAAACCCTTCACCCGAGCCGCCAGTGATCTTAACCACTGAGACAAAATCGTTATACGCCGCTTCCAGCTCGCTCACGCCTTCGCGATAATCACCCACAATCACCACTCGGCTATGGTGAATCGTCACGCTACGCGCAGGCGGTGGCGTGTCAGCCGTCTGTACATTGCCCTCGTTGTAGTTCCACGTTGTCGGCTGGCCGTAACGCGGGCTATTGGGGTTTTCGTCCCATGTTCCGGGCGTTAACTGCCCTTCCCAAGCGGGGATAACCTCAATTAGGTCGCCGCCCGGTTGTAGCTCTTCATCCCATCGCGCATTGTCTGCCACTCGCAAAATAAGTCCCGAATACGCGCCCACCATCCGGCGGCGGTCGGCATCCTGGAATTTCTGCCAGACGTTCAGACGTTTGAACAGCTTGCGAACGTCACGTTCCCATGGCTTCTCTGTGGTATTTTCGTCGGTGGTGTCGCCTTGGATAATCCACGGGTTGTCCTGCCATGTCTTGCGGCAAATCCTGTTAATGCCTGCTTTGGCTAGGCTGTTGCGCATGTACAGCGCTAAGAAGTCGTAGAAGTTCAGCGTGTTGGGGAAGCCGAACTCAGCCCAGCTCCTAGAACGCTTGGTGTCAATGCTGGCTGCATAGTTGCCGCCATACCCTATCGCTTGCCGCATCGACGCCAACCGGCGCTCGCTCATGTACTGATTAACGGCCATCGTCAGCCGCGTTTCTTTGTCTTGCTGTGCCATAAAAAAGCCCCTATGGTGGATAGGGGCTAGTTTAGCATATCAACGGAAACCTTACTCTACACGGATGTCAACCGATTCCGAGTAATAGCCGTTACTTGAGCCTACCCAGCGCAGGCTTACTGAGCCTTTTGCGGTGCCTAGTTTGTAGTACGTCCATGTTTCGCTGTCGTCGTACTCAGACTGATCGCCAGCATCCTTCCAAGCCTTTTCAGCTTCTAGGATTGGTGAGCCTAGTAGGTCATCAAGCTCTCCATCAATATCTTCAAGTGTTACGCTTTCGCAGCAATCTTGGCAATGGTACATAATGACCTTTTTGCCGTCATCGCGGACGAAGTGAAGCTCTTCGCCCGCACCTCCATATGCGCCACAGTCTTCTTTGGACTTCTTGATATCAGTCAGCGTAAAGCCTTTTAGCTCTTCAATGGTTCGCCATTGCAATTCGTTCATTTTCTCTCTCCTCAAAACCGCCCTTTCGAGCGGCTTAGTATTTAGTGCGCTGTGGTGTTATGGGCGGCGGACGAAGCGGAAGTTTTCACCAGCGGGGGCAAAATCCCAAGCATGTATATCGCCATCGTCATCAATTAAATCAAAATCATCATCATCAGGGTCTCTCGGATCACGAACAATGTACTCCTCACCATGCGTAAAGCATCCTCCATGCGAAATAAATTGAATAACATCCCCCGCCCGCCAATTCGCCGGATCAGACATATCTTCTGTCGGCACCACCTCGCCATGGATCTTCGGATACGCGGCGCGGTATTCTGCTTGCAGGCGGTCAACCTCATACTGCGCATGTTCGAGCGCTGATAACGCAGCTTCCAGTTGGTCGGCTAGGTGTTGTTGTGGCATGTGCTGCTCCTCTGTTGTGGGTTCTGTTGTGGTGTCATGTTCTACAGCACCACCCGCATTCGTCGCGCTCAGGATTTGGGATAGGGTGAGTTGGCGCTCTCCCCATCCTGAACCGTTATATCCATGGTACAGATTATCGATTTTCTCGCGCCATCCAAAATAAGGATAAAACTGTCCATCCGACGGATACTCCCCCTTCCCCGCCCCCGCCGCCATAAACGCCTCTGCCACGGCGTGATAGTCGTCTTCGGTCAGGTCTTTGGTGGCGATGTAATCGCCGGGTTGCAATGTTACTGCCGAGCCATCCTGATTCGCATCACTCTGCTTCTCACGCAGCACCCACCCGCCGCCATGCTGAATAACCTCGTGCGTATGCGTCAGTCCCTTCCACGTGCGTGCCCACTTGGCGTTACCTTCGGTGTCGAACGGGTCGCCGTTGGTGCGTGTGATTAGGTTTATCATGGTTGGTTGCTCCTGTTGTTTACTGACACCCAAAACAATAAACCACCCATGACAGGGTGGCTAATTGTAATTTCTAATGGCGTGGCGTGGCGGTGATAGGTTTTCCCTAACGCCGTTTTTTCAGTAGCACGGCGGGGCCGCTAACATTGCCGCCTAACATATCTGAAAGCGCATCCATCATTGGATCAACCGTATCGTCGTGCTTGGCATTAGGAAAAGAGCTGGTTTCTGCCAAAAGCTCAGACAGCCACGGGGCGTCTTGTGGCAAGTACACATTACCGGATTGGACTAACGGGGCCGCATCCATCGCCCTGGTGATTTTGTCGCGGTCTCGCTGTATATCCACCACTGGCACCCCTTCGCGCTTTAGCGTTTGTATTAGCCCGGTGCCAGAAACCTTATCCTCAACCTTCATTGACCGCAAAAAACCCGCATCCCGAATGGCATTGTGCTTGTTCCAGAATGCACGGGCATGCGTTAACAGCTCAGGGGCTTCCCACTTTCCTCGGATCATATCAATTAGATACGCTTGGCCGGATTTTGACTTACCCCAGCACTGAAAAACGCTGTAGTCGTTATGCTCTTTTGTCTTTTGAGCCGTGTCTGCGTATATGCCGCGCCACTCAATTTGCGGTAGACGTTGATAATACTGCCACCAGGCATCTTTGAATATGCCGCCACCAATCGGTGCCGGGCGCTGCATATATTGGCCTGCGAAGCGATAGGCGTCTGAGCTTTCCATGCGGCGCAAGTCCTCTAACGGGAACTGCTCAGGCCAGAATGACGTATCCGCATCATTGATAGCGGGAATGTTCAAGTGCTCCCAATGCTCGCCATTACCGCCGTTAAGCAAGTACCCGGATAAATCCTCTTCATGCAGCCGCTGCATGATAACGATGATAGGTGTGTCCGGGCTGTTTTTCCGGCTTTCCATTGTTGTGCTAAACCAGTCCAGCACGTTTTGGCGCATCGTGTCACTATTGCCTTCCCCGGCTTTGTGCGGATCGTCAATTATGATTGCCCCGCCAAAGTGGTCGCGCATTTTACCCGCTCCAAAGCCAGTTATGCTCCCTTCCGCACCAGTGGCGTAAACAACCCCGCCCTCCATAGTTCTAAATTCGTCTTTCGCATTAGAGTCGTTTTGAAATGCAGGCCTGCCAAATATATTGGCATGCATTTCGTGCTGCATGATTGAACGAACATTATAGGTGTTATTTGTTGCCAGCCTTTTTGAATAGCTAGCATGAATAAATTCGCTATCAGGAAAATTCCCCATACACCAAGCTATAAAATTAATGACGGCTAACTCTGTCTTTCCAGACCTTGGCGGTATATTGATTATTAACCGCTTGGTCTTTCCAATAACAACCTTCTCCAATGCTGAGCATATAGCATCTTGGTGCCAATTATGCTTTAAATTTGCCCCCTTCCTGGCTTTAAACATAACCTTAGTGTATGCCAAAAGGTCAGACCTGCATTCTGCAATATCATCAGCGCTCAACATGACAGCTTCCACCTGTATCCGTATGCTGTGTAATCTTCTCTTTTTGTTGCCCGGATTATTTTTGAATGGTTAGCTTTCGGGTATTTGCCTTGCGACCTAACCCACTGTACAGCGTCTGCTATTGCTTCAAACTGCTCACCTGTGTCTACGCAGGTTACCTTCCTAGCCCTTGCCTTTCTAAGAGACGCGACGTGCTCCGGCGTTTTTTTAACTCCTCGCTGCCTTGCACCAGTAGCCTCTCTTACCTCCGGCCTTGCCATTGCTTCTTTTATTTTTTCAATTCGACTAGCACGAACCTCAGGGTTTGACCATGCGTTCCTCAGTCCCTCTTTGTTTTTTTCAGACATGGGCAACCCTTTCAGTCTTTGAGACATCTTCATCCTTGTCGATTCAACGAATACGCCAGCGTCTCCACCGTCTGTCAGATTGTATCCAGATGGCGACATAGTATTAAATGACTTTATCCAATAGCGCTCTCTCGAGTTCATTTCCTCGAAGCTTGAACATTGCTCAACTAGCTCAACCGAAAAGCAGTTAGCACCATGCTTGCGGATGGCAGAATAAAGGGCCGAGCAATTGCCGCTATTTTTGCGAGAATGCCATAAGTGATTTGCAAACCTGTTTTGGTAGCCGCGAGTTGTCACTCCGACATATTTCTTGCCGTTCTTGCTGTTCGTTATTACATAGACTTCGTATGTTTTTTTCATAAAAAAAGCCACCTGTGCAGTGGCTTAATTGTACCCTGTAATAGTTCCCTTTGCTAGTCATTCCCGGTACTTTGCTTCCAATGCCTTAAGCACGGCGTCTTGGGTGGATTGCATTGGTTTTCCAGCAGTAGTGTGGTCGCTGTCAATCTTATCGTGATACCCGTGCTTTCCAAGCAACAGCTTAACAATCTGCGCATTAAACGTGTTGGTAAGTCCGCCGTTCATGGCTTTAAACTCTTGCATTTCGTTAACAGCGTCTAATATGTCACTAAACTCAGTATTTTCAGACGCCCATCGATGCAGGGTGCCGCGTGCCACACCTACCACAACCGCCATGCCTGCGACCGATGGCACTGCGTGCCCGTGCATCTCATAATCCTGCACGTAAGCGAGGCAGGCCGCTTTTAACTCCTCTGTCATCTTGGTTGGCCTAGCCATAATCAAAACCCATCGTTTTCGTCAATCTTGAGTAAGCCGCGATCTTCTTCGTAAACGCCCCAATCTTCGTCAGCATTGCGCGCCCAAATAGGCGTCTTGTTTAGCAGCTCGGCAAACGACTCACACTCAGCAGCGGGCTGACTAACAATCTTATCAAATGCGGCAATTTGCTCAGCATTTAGGTGATAGGTGATATGGCCGCTCTCATCGACCGTTTGCGGAATTGGCATAGTCATCTCCTCTGGTTTCTATTGTGTCCATACTAGCACAAAAAACCCCTCAGTACGCAGTACGCAAGAGGGGCCGTGTTGGGGTGATTATATCACTTAGCAATCAAAATATGCAGCGGAATCGTAATCAGCAGCGCCGGGAAGAAAAACAGCAGTGCTAGCAGGTGGATAACTATCATCGTGAAGTGGATCATTTCATCTCTCCTAAATTAGCCGATACTGGCCCCTCATTAACATTACTCATCAGCGTATACCCGCCACGTGTGAGCGCGCAATAGTTGTTCATCGTCATGGCATAGTACGCCACTTTTGCCCGTGCGAGCGTTTCAAACGTTAGATCATCCGTCATCGTGTCGCGGGTTTTGCCGTAGATTATGGTGAACGGTCTAGGGGCGATCATGGAGTTAGCTCCTGGGCGCGTTGGCGCAGGTTTGCGGCTACACTATCTGCCGTGTAAATGCACTGGCGGTAACCCGAGTTATCAAATTTCGGATATATGGCATTTGCCTTCTCAATACGCATCTTGGCGTCTTCGGATACCATCTCCGCGCCCTCCGCCTGCTTAATCAGGTCGCGGCGGGTGAGGCTAGTTTGATGCGTGGAATCATCAATTACCGCGCAGATATTAGCCAGCGTGTCGCCGCGCCTACTGTTTCTGGCCGCGATTATTCGCTCCAAATGCGCCGCCAGCGCCGCCTCGCGCTCAAGGGCGGCGTCTAGCTGCTGCAAGGCGTCACGCTCTGCCCGTAACCGATCCCCATCCCCTCCCCGCTGCCGCAACGCAACCTGCAGCTCCTCTCCTAGCCGGTACACCTCAACATCATGCTCTAACCGGATCACCATGAGCGCCAACTCATGTGCACCCATGGCGGTTAACTCGGCAAGGCGCTCTGCGTGTTCAAAATTGTTCATACCTCCACCCCCAGCCGTTGCAGTTGATCAATAATGGCGGTTAATTCAGTGATAGGGTCGCACCAGTGTCTATCGAGATAAACACTTTCGTAAATCAGCGGTTCAGGCCACGTGGCAACAGGCGCGCTGTAATCCATTATTGAATCACGCACGCAAACGGTCAATTCTTTCGTATGCGCCGCGTAATTAACAAACACGTGGTAAGTGTCGCATTTTATCGCAGCGGCCTGTATGCGGGCGCATAGGGCGCGCGCGGTGTCTGATTTGATGTTGGTTGTGGTCATTGGTTTAACTCCTTACTGTCAAGTAGGCCATTAACGTACATAGCCTTAGCTGTTTTATGATCTACCAGCATCCCGCCCACCGTATTGGCGTTTTCGCTTACCGGGGACTCTGGCTCATACCAGCCTGTTTCTTTTTCTCGGTTTGAAAGCTCTCTTGTATCCAAATAGCTGGCTTCGCTAGCGTGGCATTCTGTGCAGTAATACGGGCCACACTGAACCATACCAACACCAGCATCTACATAATCTGCTTCGCAGCCGTCATAGCCACAATAAGGGCATATTGCCTTCGGCGTGCTGTACGCACTGCGAGCGTATTCGTCACCACCTACAAACTTATGCCGTCCGATTCCTGTGCTCATGCCCTGACCTCCTCCGTTGTGATACCCAAAGTATGCACCCGCCGTGGCGTGGTGGCTAATTTGTTTTTTTAATCGCATCTACTGAAATTTAAGGTTTTTGCTATGGTTGCTAATTAGCGGCTGGATAGCGGGCTGCTTAGTAATTAAAACAATCGTTTAAAACAAGCGTTTGATAGGCCTATAAGATACTGTTTTATATATATTTTTATATATTTCTTTCACTTCTTATAGACATAAAAAAACCGCACAATAGCAGGATAGCAGCTTAGTAGGGGCTGCTTTGCTATTTGCGGTAATTTTGATTTTGAAAGGGGGTGGCTGCTTAGTTGCTATCCTGCTATCCAGTTGATTTAAAAGGGTTATCAGCCTAGTAGCAGGTTAGCACGTTATTTGCGGTTTTTGTTTAAAAACAAGCATTTAACGCCATTCACCAACTATACACCTGCGCGGTAGAATTTAGCAACCGTTCTACCGTTTCCCGCGTGGCTGTATTCGCGTTTTTCAATGCGCCCGGTGGCAACCAATCGCTCAACCGCTTGCTCTACGTCATCTCGCGCCCACTTGCGACAACGGTTAGCAATCACGCCGATGGTCTCGCCGTCTTTATCATCAACCAGCGAATAGATGCGCGCCATCAATGCCTCCCCCTGGCTGCTGGCGTCCGTGCGCTTTTCTAATTGGTTGGAGTGCGCCAGCATGATTTTTTCGTCAATGTCCTGGCGAACAAACGCATAAGCCCATCGAACGTGGTTGGGTGTTCTCACACCTTCCGGCCCGGCCAGTATCAGCGACACCTTAGACACCTGTTCATATGCGCGCCTAACAATGGCTTCAAGCCCCGTTCGCCCCTTATGCTCCTCTGCGTACTCTTCCACCCAGTCGGCCACTTGCTCAAGCATATCGAGCGCCTTGGCCTCAGTGGGCACTCGCGTCGGTTCGTTGTAGTTTTCAATACGCCCACTCTTGCTATCAAACCCGCCGGGGCTGTACAAGTTTTGTAGCGCAGACCGAAGCCCCATACTCATGGGCTGCTTTTTAAAGCCACGCTTGCGCTTCGGGTTGGTTTCACGCTCACGCACCAATACCGCCCGGCCAATAAAGCCATTGGTGGCCTGCTCTGCTGTCACCAGCTCGTCAAACGTCACTGGGGTGGTGAAACCGATTAACGACAGGAAAGGCCGTTCTAGCCCGGTATCAATCATATCGAGTGCTCGCTCTATCTCTTTTGTGCGTGCTGCCATACGCCCGCCCGGATCGTCGCCTTCATCAATAGCCTTTTTCGCTTGCGCATATTCGCGCAATAGCAAGCCGCGCACCTCCTCTTTCATGTCGCCTGTTAGCAGCATGAAGCCGTTGGCTTTTGAGTATGCGGACATAAGCAGGCCAATAATGCCATCCAGGTAGGCAGCGCCGCCGTTTTCTTGCGCCTTGGTAATCTTGCGCAGTAGGTAGCCCAATTCGTCAATGATGTAATAGGCGCTCTGCTGCCGGACTAGGTTGCGGGTAATCTCTTGCTCTGACTTGATAGAGCCATGCACCGCCGATTGAATACCAGCGGCTTGATGCACTGCCGATGTAGCTTGCAGAACCGCCTCTTTCCCCGTGGCCGATGCGGAAACACAGAACATGAACAGGTTGGCGGTCACGCCGTCTTTATCGTCAATCATGCGCAGGCCAATGATATTACCCACCGCCACCAGCGACGCGGCTACGGCTAAACGCTCACGCGGGAAGCGCGATTGACCGTTAATCCATTCCGTGACTTTACCGACAAAGCCCGGTGGCCTTAGCAGGTCAATGCTATCAATGGGGAAGGGGTGGCCGTCAGGTGTGGGCGCTTCATCTTCCACCACCGGGAACGTGACCGGGCGCTGATACCCATTGGCCTCCGCTTTAGCGATAAGCGTGCCCAATGTGATAGGGTTGGGGGACTTGCCGAAGCTATGCCACTTTTTATCCATGCCCCACGGGTTGTACTTTTGCGAACGTTGCGCCCACTCTTGCCACAGCGCGAAGCCGTCATTATCGCCCCCGGTGGTGTGGTGGATGCCCATGCCTACCGATACGTAGTCATCATAATGAGCGTCATCGTTAGGCACTGAGCGCAGTATTTCGCGCAATTCGTCTAGTGACACGTCCACCGATTCGCCTGATACGCGCCCCCGGTGGTGGTCTGGCCTGCGTAGCAATGCAATCAATGCCCCTGGGGCGTCTGTTAAATCATCGGGGTTGCCTTTTTCGGTTTCGTAAAAGTTTCCTGATTTATGTAGAGAACCGGCACCAATTACGAACCCACTGGATTTAAAGTCAACGCCAGGGTATTCGTCTAGGTGCTGAACAAGCGGTATATCTGTAGGGATTTTAAAATACAAGTGCTGGCTTCCACCGCCCGAACCTGTATTAACAACAAAGCCTGCATCCAATACTTCGGGGATTTTTTCAGCCAGCCTATTGAATGAATCGACACCTGCGTTCCTAGCATCCACATCGACTATCAAAAACCCCTCGCACAGAACGCCAAATCCCGTATCGAATTGACCTGACTCGTCCATTGCTTGCAGTTGCTCATCAGACCAGCGGGGGGTGTGTTGCCAGTTGCTAATTCTTGGGTGCTTATATTGAGCGCGGCATTCCGCATTTCCGCACTCGCAATTACCATCTTTGTCCGCCCCATATACACCAAAAACCCTAAACCCTGCCTCTGAGTAGTCGTATTGGTTAGCCATTTATATCAATCTCCCGTTTTCCTTTGCCCAATCCTCTGGCGTCTTGGATGCCTTTTTTAAATTGCACTGAGGGCATAGTATCTGTATGTTGTCGGCGGAATTGCTGCCGCCAAGGCTTATAGGCATAATGTGGTCTATATGAAATTCAGATTCACAGCAAGCCATGCAGTTTGCACACTTTTTTTTCTGCAACCGCATTATTCTATTCACATCATTCTCAGTGTAGTGTGAATTGCTTTCATTTCTTCTGGCCCTTCTTTTTGCGCCATAAGACCTAATCTTGATCAGGTTTTTCTTTTTCCACTTGCGGATGGCCGCGTTCATGTAATCCCTGTTATTTTCGGCTCTGACCCTGTTTTTCTGTTTGAGGCACTCCCTGCATTTTCCATCTGAAGCCCTTCTGTATGCAATGTGGCCTCGAACACAGGGCTTTCCGGTATAACAGTCAACCAGGCCAAGCAATCTTGCATCGGATGCAGAAAATATCCCAGTAGAAAACCGCTTGATGATTCCAAGCGCGGCCTTATTTTTCTCGCGCTCATTTTGAAGCGCGTTGGCGCATGCCATGCATGTTCTATTTCTTGTGTTTCTTTCGTCAATGTGCCCGTTCTTACACGGCTCTCCTGTGAAAAACCTGCGCAACCCTAAGCGCATCGCCACTGGCCGACTTATTATGTGCAAGCAATGATGCGCCATCACTTACCCCTCCGCGTATCTTCCATCCGCGCCAAGCGAAACATCTTGGCCTCTAATGCAGGCTGGCACATCGCAAAGCGCCACACTGCCGCTTTTTCATCACTCGATAGCACGCCACCCTTGTTTAGATGGCGATACAGCCCAAAGTAGCTAACGCCGGATTGCGCCGCCATTAGCGTCAATGGGTAGCCTTGCTCTTTCATAAATTGCATCATTTCTTTAGTGGTCATGGTGGCCTCCTGTAGTGTGCTTATAGCATGGCATAAAAAAAATTGTTTGCATAGCACTCGATGCAGTGCTATCGTTTCCCATGTCAGCACAAAACACGTTTCGCAACACACAACAAGGAGCACAACACATGAGCATCTTAGACCGCATCAGCAAGCCCCAGAGTAAGCCTGTTATTATGACGATCCTGGGTGAGCCGGGCGTAGGCAAAACATCTTTGGCCGCTGCGTTTCCATCCCCGGTATTCATCAAGGTGGAGGACGGCACCGAAGGCATCCCGGCGTCACTGAAAGACAACATCGCAGAGCTTCCAGAGGTCAAAAGCGTTGACCAGCTATGGGCAGACTTGCACGGCCTGGTTAGCGAGGAACACCACTTTAAGACCGTAGTTATCGACAGCGTGACCGCATTGGAGCGCTTGTTTCAGCAGCACATCGTTGACAGCGACCCCAAGAAACCGAAAAGCATCACCACGGCGATGGGCGGTTATGGCGCTGGCTTCATGGCCGTGGGTGGCCTGCATCAGCGGGTACGGCGTGCTGCAACATTGCTGCAAGATAAGGGCATCCATGTGCTATTCTTGGCGCACGTTGAAATTGACACGCTCGACCTGCCAGACCAAGACCCGTACAGCCGCTACTCACTACGCCTTAATAAGCGCAGCATGGCCCCGTATGTCGATGACGTTAGCGGCGTGGCACTGGTACGCCTGGAAACCTTCACGATGGGCGACGATGAAAAGCGCAAGAAAGCCGTAGGTAATGGCAACCGCATTATCACGATGCACGCCACGCCCGCCAGCATCACAAAAAACCGCTACGGCATCACTGACAACATCGACTTTGCTATCGGCACTAATCCGCTGGCACCGTACATTGATAGTTTGAAGGAGCCTCACTAATGGAAACCCGCAATGACATGGCGTGGCGAGAAGCCGCTAGCGCCTACATGAAAGCAAAGCACGCGATGCAAGATGCGCAGCAGGCAGAGCAAGAAGCAAAGCTCACGCTGTTAGAGCTCACCGATGTTGACGCACGCGGAGCAGGCGTCGCGGTCAAGTTTATCGAACGCAAGGGCAGCGTTGACTATAAAAAGGCGCTATCCGATGTTGCGCCGGATGTTGACGTTGAGCCGTACCGTAAAAAATCCACTAGCGTCACCAATATCACCACCGCTGAATAAACCCGAAAAGGAACCAAGATTATGTCATTTTTCAAAATGTCCGACGGCACTGCACCATCCACTAACGGCACCGCTGAAATGGGTGGCGGCAACCTTCCACCTATCCCGGCAGGCACGCAGCTAAAAGCGATGATTGTGGAAGCCAAATGGGATGATGGCGGCCAATATAACAACCGCCATATCAAACTCCGCTGGGACGTGGTAGACGGCGAATACAAAAAGCGCGTTGTTTTCCAGAAGGTGCAGGTGTGCGAAACCGACGCTAACAAGCGCGATAAGGCTATCCGAATGTTAGCGGCGATTGATGCCAACTGTGGCGGCAAGATCATGCAGCTCAACGCAGAACCCACCGATATGGATCTGATGTCCAATCTCTGCAATAAGCCGATGGTCATCAAGGTTGAAGTGTGGGAGATGGAAAACGACCAGGGGCAACCAATGTCAGGCAACTGGGTGCAAGCTGTATCTAGCGGCAAAGCCCAAGCGCCCGCACAACCTGCGCCGCAACAACCAGTCCAGCAGCCAGCCCAACAACAGGCGGCTCCGCAAACAGAAATGAATAACCCCGATACCAATGCTATGAATGGCGATATTGGATTCTAAGTCATGCCAGCACAAGGCCGCTACGGCGGCCTTTTTTATCCCCGTTATTGGAGCATTTATGGACACACTCACAATAGACAAGGCGATGGCATCGAACCAAAAACACCGCGCAATTAAGAGCATCAGCGCTAGCATGTGGAGTGAATGTGATAGACGCATGTGGTTATCACTACGCCGCGCTAGCCCGCAATGGGTGGAGCCACAAACGCAACGCACATTTGACATAGGCCACGCGCTTGAGGAGTGCATAGTCAAGTGGCTGGAAACAGCGGGCGTGAAAATTGGGATGCGCGAAGCGGCGCTGAAAAATAGCTACGGCACAAGCTTGGGCCACATTGACGGGATTGCAGTGCTACCCGATGGCTTTCAACTGCTGGAAATGAAAACGGCCAATGACAGCCGCTTTAAGGCATGGCTGAAAACAGGTGTGCCGGACAACTACTTTGCCCAGGTGCAGTTATACATGCACCATAGCGCTCAATTGAGCGCCAAAGGCAACCATCTGACCAAAGCACTGTTTGTCGTTATCAACAAAAACACCAGCGAGCTACATACCGAGGAGGTGCATTACGAAAAACCATACGCGCAACTGCAAACGGATCGCATCGAGGGGTTGATTGCCAGTGATGCTTACCCGCCACCGACGACATCGTACAAGTGCCGTTTCTGCCAGCACCAGAGCGTATGCGAAGGTAAGACGCTACCGGAAATTGATTGCCGTACCTGCGCTAACGTCAGCGTCAACGATGGAAAATTTGAATGCCCGTACAGCAGCGACGGATGCGAAACGCCATGTGATAAGCATATTATGCACCCGCAGTTGATGGAGGGTATGGGATTCACGATGGTCAACGTGGACGGTAGCGTGCCGATGGTCGAATATGAGCATTTTTGCATGGCCGCACCAGGCGCAACGCATCCAACCAAGCCCGTCTTTAACAGCTATGAGATGAAGCGCTCTCTCGATGACGACATGCTGAATGATCCGACCTACATGGCGATTGCTAAGGCGTTCGACGCAAAGCCGATTGATGCGCCCGCAAACGGCGAAGAAGTGGAGGCACCGTTTTGAAAAGTAAAGCTAAGCAGCTAAGCGAAAAGCTCGGCGGAATCTGGACTTATGACGGTATGTCGTCGTGGTGGTGTGATGACAATCAACGGCACGTATCCAAAGTTCACACTGGCGGATTCGACATCAACGGAGAGGCGATGCCCGGCTATGGATACTTCCTGTATGGCGATGGCGCGCCTAAGCGTGTTTATTTTAGCGGCGTGACGATTAAATCCTTGCTCGGAGTCTTTTGATGTATACCCTAAGACCCTACCAACAATCAGCCCATGATGCCGTCATCGACTGGATTAAGACCTGCTTAGACCCGTGCCTAGTAGAAGCGGCCACCGGGTCGGGCAAAAGCCTGCTGGTGGCCGCGCTGGCTGCCAGTATCCACGGCATGAGCGGCAAAAAAATACTGTGTATTGCGCCTTCGAGTGAATTGGTAGAACAAAATTTTGAGAAATATCTAGCCACTGGGGAGAAGGCGAGCATATTTAGCGCCAGCCTCGGCAAAAAAGACATGCGCCACAATGTCATCTTCGGGACTCCGGGAACAATCAGCAATCAGGTTCGCAAATTCGGCAAGCAATTTGCCGCCGTGGTAATTGATGAAGCGCATGGCGTCACGCCCACGCTAATGAAAATCGTGGATCACATACGAAGCCAAAACCCTAAGCTGCGCGTGATAGGCCTATCAGCCACGCCGTTTCGTCTCGGCACGGGTTACATTTATGGCAACCACTACCAGCATGGCGCGATTGACGAAACGCAGGCGATTGACCCATTTTTTCACTCGCTGGTTTACAGTATTGGGGCGCGGGAGCTAATCGACGCGGGCTACCTGACGCCACCTGTGTTTGAGCAAACGGCAGAGCACTACGACACCAGCGGGCTAACGCAAAACCGCAACGGCCAGTGGTCATCTGTCACCGTCGATGCCGCGTTTGTTGGCCGTGGGCGCAAGACCAGCGCTATCGTGGCTGACATTGTAAACCAATCTCAGAACCGATACGGGGTAATGATATTTGCTGCCACGGTGCAGCACGCCCAAGAGATCATGGAATCGTTGCCGCCGTCGCTGTCGCGCATTGTGACGGGTGGTACTGACAAAAAAGAGCGGCGGCAAATACTGACGGACTTTAAAGCGCAGCGGGTTAAATATCTTGTCAACGTGTCAGTGCTAACCACAGGATTCGACGCGCCGCACGTTGATGTGGTGGAGATTATGCGCGCTACGGAATCGGTCTCGCTGTTGCAGCAAATTATCGGTCGTGGACTGCGACTGCATGACGGCAAAAAAGACTGCCTGATTTTGGACTATGCTGAAAACATCGAACGGCATTGCCCGGGTGGTGACGTATTTGAACCGGATATTCGCGCTAAGCGGGCAACGCCTAGCGAGCCGATGAACGTCAAATGCCCGATGTGTGCCTACACCAACACCTTTGGCGCACGCAAAAACGATGAAGGGTTTGGCGTCGATGAAGAAGGATACTTTGTAGACCTAGCAGGCCAACGCATTGAAGTAGCCGAAGGGCAGCCATTACCAGCGCATTATGGCCGTCGATGCCAGGGTGAAGTTTTGATTGCAGGGCATCACAGCCAATGCGGGCACAAGTGGAGCTTCAAGCAGTGCCCAGAGTGTGGGGGCGAGAATGACATTGCTGCGCGGTACTGCACAACGTGTAAAGCGGAAATCATAGACCCGAATGAGAAGCTACGCGAGGAAGCCATTAAAATGGCCTCCGACCCGTACCGCTTACGCATTGCGCCCGTAACAGGCTGGTTCGCGGTAGAGCATACCAGTAGCTCGGGCATCCCTATGATTAAGGTGCGCTATGATGTTGACGAACACCCGCATCACTTGTACGACTACATTGCACCCGAGCATAACAGCCACTGGATGCGTAAACGGGCGGCTGATTGGTGCCAAGCGGTGTTTGGCGAAGTGTTGCCGGATAACCAAGCCATTATCGATAGCTTTAGCGATGCGACACGACCAACCACCATTGCCTTCGCCAAAAAGCGCGGAAGCAAGTTTTTCGAAGTGAGGGGGATTGAATGAAATTTCCAGAATGGCTACCCATCTATGGAGACACCAGTTTTCGGGGAAAGTGCCCGCTTGAGTCTGCCGAACAGATTACATTTTTCAACCAGTTGCGCGCTAAACACCCTGACAACTATGGGCGAATAGCACTGCATCCACGCAATGAAGGGCAGCTAATCGGCGGGCAGCATAGCAGTATTGACAAGAAAAAAGCCGAAGGGATGTCGGTAGGCGCGTCGGACATCGTTATTCCAGGCGCGCCCGCATTTGTGTGTGAGCTAAAGCGCCGCGACCATACCAAGTGCAGTTGGCAAGATGGGCAAATTGAGTACCTTGAGGCAGCGCATAGCGCCGGGGCTTTCGTCTGTGTCGCACTAGGATGGGAAGCTGCATGGCAAGCGTTTAGCGAATGGCTATCAACCCAATCATAACGATAGAAAAAACCAATTATACGCCACGCGCTAGGGGTGGCATTATTTGACAGGCAAGGCAACACGACACAATCAGGAGTGGTTATGGAATATCACGAATTTATACAGGCCAAGCGCCACAGTATAGGCAACCAGGGGTTTGACCCTGTGTGGATGCCTGACTGTGCGTTTGATTTTCAGCAGGAGATTATCAGTCGCATTGTCAAAAAAGGCCGCGTCGGACTGTTTGCCGATACGGGCCTTGGCAAAACGCTAATGCAGCTCGCGTTTGCTTACAATGTGGTTAAGAAAACTAACAAGCGCGTATTGATCCTCACACCGCTAGCCGTGGCGTTTCAGTTTATCAAGGAAGCCGAAAAGCTAGGCATTGACGACATTTGCCACACGAAAACGGGCAAATTCGACAAGTCCATTGTGGTGTGCAACTACGAACGTCTGCACCTGCTAGACCCTGCTGATTTTGAAGCGGTGCTGCTAGACGAATCCAGTATTCTCAAAAACTTTGATGGCAAAACCAAAGAGCAAATTATTGGTTTTATCAAGCGTGTCCGCTATCGCTTATTGTCTACTGCCACCCCATCACCTAACGATTTTATCGAGCTAGGCAATAGCTCAGAGGCTCTGGGGTATATGGGCTACATGGATATGCTCGGCAAGTTTTTTCGCAGCAATCAGAACAGCGTTGACAGCAATAACCGCAACATTGGCGAGAAGTTTTACCTAAAGCCGCATGCCGAGCGCGATTTTTTCGCCTGGGTGAATCAGTGGTCAATCATGGTTAAGCGCCCTAGCGACTTGGGTTTCAGTAACAAGGGCTACGAACTGCCAGCGCTGCACACCAACCGCCACATGGTTTACAACCGCGAGGCGTGGGTGGCAGACGGGCAAGCGTCACTGTTCGCCATGCCTGCTAAAACGATGACCGAGGTTCGTGCTGAGCAAAAGAAAACCGTCACAGAGCGCTGCGAACGCGCCATAGAGTTAGCCGCCGGAAAAACATCGGTTTACTGGTGCAACCTCAACGAAGAATCGGCGCTGCTAGCTGAGCTTGACCCCGAAGCGGTAGAGATTAAAGGCGGCATGAGCATTGACAAAAAAGAGGACATCCTTCTGGCGTTTGCGGATGGCGACATAGACCGCTTAATCACTAAAGCAAAAATGACCTCAATGGGCCTTAACTGGCAGCACTGCAACCACACGGTCTATTTCCCAACGTGGAGCTATGAGCAGTATTACCAAGCCATACGCCGCTTCTGGCGTTTTGGACAAAAGCGCGAAGTCACCTGTGACCTAGTAATTAGCGAAGGGCAAGAGCGTGTTATCCAGGCGTTGCAGGAGAAAACGCAGAAAGCTATTGACCTTTACGAAAACCTAGTCGCTAACGCTAATCGCACGTATGACGATGTAAGAAAAGGCAACACACAAGCCGTACAACTACCCTCATTTTTATAGGAGCAACACCCATGATTAAAGATCAAGTTATCACCGACCAGTACGCTATCTACAACGCTGATAGCATGGAAGTTCTGCCGCAAATACCGGACAACTCTATTGGGCTTTCGGTGTACTCTCCCCCGTTCGCCGGGCTTTACCAATATTCCAGCGACGAAAGGGACTTCTCGAACTGCGAAAGCAAAGAGCAATTCCTGCAACAATACGAATACATGATTCAACAGATTGCCCGCGTTACACAACCTGGGCGAATTACAGCGGTTCACGTTACCGATGTACACGACAACGCCTGTTACCTGTGGGACTTCCCCGCCGAGGTTATCAAGTTGCATGCTAAGTACGGTTTCCACTACCGTTGCCGTGTGGGAATCCGCAAAGAGCCGCTAAAAGTGCGTATGCGCACGATGGTCAAAAGCCTGATGCATAAATTGGTAGTTGAGGATATGAGCCAATGTTTCCCGGCCATGCCAGACTACCTGCTGATTTTCACTAAAAAAGGCGATAACGAAAACCCGGTAACGCACCCGATGGGCCTAGTGGAATTCCCGTATTTTGGAGAGACGCCAATCCTTCCCCACTTCGTGACCGCCTGGAATAACGAGCACGGCACCGACTGGAATGCGGACGACCTATGGCAGCACCTTAAAAGCGCCTACGCGGATCACGACGACGCCAAGACCAACAAGCTTAGCCACTACATTTGGAGGCGTTACGCTGATTATATGTGGGACGACATCCGCATCGACAACGTTCTTCCTTACCGCGACAGCAAAGAAGAAGATGACGAAAAGCATGTTCACCCTTTGCAGCTCGATGTTATTGACCGCGTGGTCTATATGTACAGCAATCCAGGCGATACGGTGCTGACACCGTTCATGGGCGTGGGTAGCGAGGTGTACAGCCCGGTTAGCATGGGTCGTAAAGCTATCGGAATCGAATTGAAAGACAGCTATTTCAAGCAAGCGCGGATTAACCTAACGCACGCTGATAGCCGCTTTCATACCAACGCTGTTGAGCAGATGAAGATGCTGTAACCATGCACCGAACCACCTACTACAAACGCCTAGCGGCTGGCTACGACCACAACCAGGCGCACACGCTACCCAAACACTGCCCGCGATGGATGCGGGCAATTGAAGAGCAGGAAGGCCAGCCGTTGCGCGAAATACTGGCAGCGGCAGCCAAAGCAGCACCACACACAGGATATACATGCGCAGACTTAGCCCGAGAATGGGGGCTGCATAAAGACACGCTGGGCCACTGGTGTCGCAAGTGGGATATACGGTTCCCCACTGGTGCCAGCGCTCGGCAAAAAGAGGCCGCGAAGGCTACCATTGATAGGGTTAATCAGAGGAAAACAAATGATCACCGTAAAAATCACAAAAACGCAGCGCATTGACGACCGTTCGGTTACTGACACCACCGAGCTAAAAGGCGATGCAGGCGAAGTGCTGGCATTGCTTGATGAGCTGGGGCATACCGAGCCTATGCCGGATAATGAAAAAAACGATACTGTTCACTGAGGAGTCAATATGAGTCTAATCACCTACACTGAGCTATGCGCGCTAGTCCACCAAGGAGTTATCGAAAACGTGAAGCATGATCAGATTAACGGCGCGTCGATTGATTTAACGCTAGCCGATGGCTACTTGTTTGAAGATAGGCCATACGGCTGTAAGGAGTACGTTTTCCTGGGCAACAAAGAAACGCCAAAAATGGTTAAACATAGCGGCGATTTAGTGCTAAAGCCCGGCGCTTTCGCACTGGCTTCAACCGAGCAAATATTCAATCTGCCGGATGACATTGCCGCCATCTACGTACTCAAGAGCAGCATGGCACGGGCCGGGCTTAACCACTTGAACGCCGGATACTGCGACCCCGGATGGCACGGCAGCGCCTTGACGATGGAGTTTCACAACACGCTGCGTCACCACACACTAGTTATGCGCCCCGGCGACAAATGCGGGCAGATGTATTTCTTCCGTGGCGAGATGGTGCCAGAGTTGGCAAGCTATGCAGTGCGGGGACAATACAACGGTGATGGTGGCGTTCAGGCTAGCAAGGGTGTTCGATAGCCAAAACCTAACGAATAACCGCAACCCTATTGAGAGAATCAATTAGCCCCGCTAGTGTGCGGGGTTTATATTGGGTACATACACAGAACGCAGTAACCAACCGCCAGGAGATAGGCAATGGGCATCGCATATTTGGCATTCGTAGCTGCAAGCTTTCACATGGGCTATAAAAGAATGAATCGAAAAATGATGGCAAGCGTTGAATCTGATGATCGTCAAATGGCAGTACCTGCAAGCATTTTTTCAGGAATCATTGTTTCGTTAACTTGCGTTACTGCATTAGGAGCAGTAATAGCAATATCAAAGATGCTATACATGATTGTTACTTTTTAAGCAGCTAGTCGATAAGATATGAGACACAAGGAGCAACACATGACCAACGAACAACCCCAACTCAACCCCGACATCATTATCGGCAACGCTACTGTCGTCGGCACCGAATCAGGCTGGGCACTCCCCGGCGGGCGCATTGTCCGCGACAAGACACGCGCTAGAATGTATGCGCGCCGGATGGCTAACTTGATGACAGGTTTGGAGGTGGTGAAATGAGCAATGAAACGAAGTTTACGGATGCCCCGTGGATGGTAACGCTAACAGCAGACGGCGACTACAGCATCAACACGCACACGCATACCGCTGTCTCCGTTGCTGAGTCCCGTGTAAGTGATAGAGATGTAGTGGTTAAGGATGATGATGGGTATCCGCAATTTGGCGAAGGCGTAGACTACATCGAACACCACCGTTACAACGCCCACCTAATCGCCGCCGCGCCTGAGCTTTATGAGGCGCTTGATAAGCTAAAATTGAGCTATGAGGCGCTGGCGCATGATTATGAGTACGCGGTAGGCGCAGGTGATATTCATCCATTGCACGCTGAGCATATCCAGCGTTGCGACGCCGCCCTAGCCAAAGCCCGAGGAGAACAATTATGAGCGCAGCTTACGACGTACCCGACCACATGCTAGACGACATCGACGCAGACGCCCGCGACGCCCGCGACCTAGCGCAAGAAGCACAGCGCCAAGCCGCATGGGATGAAATGCTGAGCGATGACGGCGACATCAGCGAGGTGCTAGAGCGGCTAACCGAGCATCCGCTTGAAGCGCTAAACCTGCTGCGCGATTACCACCACGGCAACGACCTGCGCACAGCCGGGTACGAGCTAGCAGCGCGGCTGCATGAGTTAGCGGATGGGGTTATTGGGGAGCGTATCGCATGACCAGTTTTAACCCACTCAAAGACATCACCAATACCATCATGGCCCATGTGCCCGATACCATTTTCGGGCAAGGACTGGCGATTGGTGCGGGGCTGTTAATTTGTATTGGCGCGCTACTGGGGATTGCAGCGCTGGGCGTTTGGATTTGTGAGAAGATGGGGTATACGTTATGAATCGTGATGAATTGTTAGATAAGCTGGCGATGGAGTTTCCAGAGTGGCCTGTTTTCAAAGCAGGTGAGATTCCCAGCCCTCAAGCGCCAGGGATGTGGGGAACGCACCAAAAGGAATGGGAATGCTTTGCAAAGGGCGATACTACCCCAATCCATCGTCAAGACTGGCTAGACCGCCGCACCGAACTCATCAACGAACCAGATGATGCGGATGCGCCGGAGTGGGCGCGGTGGAAGGCGCAGGATGGCGAGGGCGAATGGTGGTGGTATGAAAAAGAGCCCTACATCTATGGAAATATCTGGGTAGAAACATCGCCGTCAGGGAAGGTATCCCAGGGCAGCGAAGGCATACTACCAAGCGGCCACAACTGGCGAAAAACACTAAAACCAGTGAATCAATATATGAGCAATAATGAGCCAGTTAAGAGCCGGAATGAG